AAGATAAAGAAATATAAACCATTCCTAAATATTAATGTGAACAAGTACAAGTCGATTCTTAAAGAGCAGGTAGTATGAGATTTTTTGACTCCGATCAAGTTCGTGATACTGTCATGGAACTTGAGGAACTACAACAAGAACTCACCATGGATCTAATGAATCTTGGTAAGTATAGTGTTGAAGAAAGAAGAGACCATCTAAAGCGACTTAAGACATTCCTTGAGAAGCAGAAGATTTTCTTTTTCCGTATCTCTCTGTCAGATGACCCCGATGCTTTGCAAATCAAGGCAAAGGTAGTCGAAGCAGCAAAGATGTTCGGTTACTCCGAGATCGACGGCATGGACAAATTCTTTGAACAACTTGATCACACTATCCAAAAACTAGAAAAAACACTTGACAAGTGAGGACCCGTATCCTATAATACACTTGTCGTTATCCAACGAATCCAAACACATCCTAATTATCCAATCAATCCTATGTCTTTCGCAAATCTTAAAAAGCAATCCCGCACTGGTTCCCTTACTGACAAACTGATCAAGTCTGTCGAGAAGCTCAACGAAAAAGGTAACGGTGCAGACGAGCGTATCTGGAAACCATCAGTCGATAAGACTGGTAATGGTTACGCTGTCATTCGTTTCCTCCCTGAAGCAGAAGGTAATGAACTGCCTTGGGCACGAGTCTATACTCACGCATTCCAAGGTCCCGGTGGATGGTTTATCGAGAACTCTTTGACTACTCTGGGACAGAAGTGCCCCATCTCTGAGTACAATTCTCAACTCTGGAACAACGGCACCGACGCTGGTAAGGAGCAAGCACGTAAGCAAAAGCGTAAGTTGTCCTACTACAGCAACATCTTTGTCGTTAGCGATCCTGCTAACCCTGACAACGAAGGTAAAGTCTTCCTCTACAAGTATGGTAAGAAAATCCATGACAAGATCATGGAAGCAATGAAGCCTGAGTTCGATGATGAAGAACCCATCAATCCTTTCGACTTCTGGACTGGTGCTAACTTCAAACTGAAGATCCGTAAGGTCGAAGGTTACCAGAACTATGACAAGTCTGAGTTCGACAAGCCTAGCGCACTGTTCGATGACGATGACCGTCTGGAAAAACTCTACAACAATCTCTACGATCTGAATGAGTTCCTTGATCCTAAGAACTTCAAGGATTACGCTGCACTTGAAAAGCGTCTGCAGTATGCTCTTGGACTCAAGGGTACACCCAAGATGCAGGACCGTGAAACCCAGGAGCAAGAAGCACAATGGGAGCGTGAGCGTCGTGGCGATTACTCTGAACCCAGTGCCGCTGGTGCATCCTATGAGGATATGAGTGAAGGTCGCAGCAAGTCATTCAATGACCCTGATATCACTCCAAGCAGTAGCACAGAAGAGGAAGATGATTCCCTCAACTACTTCGCTAAACTGGTCAACTCCTGACCTTTCCGCCCTCCGCAAGGAGGGTTTTTTTATACCCCAGATTCTCTTGGGTTGTATCCTGCCTTGGTGGTTCTGTTAATGTATTGAGAAGAAGTTTCATACTTCATAATGTTTCTCATATCTGATATAAATCCACCAAGATAATCTGGTTTTAGAATACGAATGATTCTCTTAGCATCATTCCTCAGTGTTTCATATCTGAGATTACTAACTGGACCTGCTGCTTTTGTTGTTGATACTAAATTACCACTGAGTGATGTGTATGAGAAAGAAAAATCTTCATCTACTTCAAGACCTCCTTCTAAAATAGTCCTGTTAAATTCATCTCTAATCTCTTTTGTTTCATAATGATGAGGTTCTGACAATGCTGCTTCAGAACCATACTTATCTAACATATAGTCACGGAGATCATTATTGCTCAATGGCCATTGGTCTCTAATATTGGTAATATTATTTGTAGTTAAGATTACCCAATCTAATTCCGAATCATCGTATATTATAGAAGCAAGTGTATCAGGTCTTTCTCCTTCTTTAATTACTCTAAAATCAAATGCAGTAATTGCGATATCAATATCACTTCTAAGTTTTGCTCTCTTAAAAAAGTTTTTAATTAGAACTCTTTCATCGTTTCTTTTCCTACTTGGTAGTAAAGAAACAGCGGATATATTTGGTAACTCTCTGAAATAAGACATTAGTAACCTACCTCCTCTGGTTTAATTCGATAAAGATCACCATCTCCCTTTCCAATATCTGATTCATTTCTACCTACATCACGAGATTGTCTATTTCCAATTACATTTTCACTATAGTCAGAAGCGAATACTGGTTCAAGTTCTTTCATTTGAATTGACAAAGTACAACTCACTGGTTGTCCTTTATCGTATGCTGCCCATGAACCATCTGGTGTGTAATTGACCGAAGTGCCAACAACAGCACAAGGTTTGATTCTATTTACACCTTCAATGATTCTTCCACCAGCAGTTCGATATTGAAGTCTGAATACATTTGGTGATCCTAAGTATAAACTTCTATCACCTGCTTTATTTTGAACTGTCTTTGCTGCCATTCCTTGCTTGAAGAAACGAATAATCTTTTTAACTTCTAAAGCTTCATCTTCATCTCTTGGACTCATTCTCCAACTGAATTGGAAACTCCTCAGTGTTACATTATTGAATAGTAATTCTAAATTACTGTTTGGAACAACACCAAAACCTCTAGATAAAATTGATTCTGGTGAAACATTGACACCTAGCATACCCAGAATAGCAGCATTTCCTTGTACTTTTGCTAGTGCTTGTCCACCAGGTCTTTGGCTTAAAATTTGGCCAAGTCTCTGTGCTCTATCTGTTGCCTCTTTCCTGCCATTTATACCTTCATTTTGCATACCAGCGGCAAGGAATGCTGCTTGAGGTCCCAGACCAACTAGATTTCCTACGATACCAGCACCTCCAACTGCAAGAGGGTTCTGCATAATGCCTTGTGTAATTGTTGCAGACATATTGTTCATTATGTCCTCACCCCAGGCAACAGAATTGGAGTCTGAAATATTATTTGGCATAGGCAGTTTAACCTGTGCTATGAATTTTTTCAATGGAGTTAATCTTTTTGCCCCCTGAAGAACATCTAATACTGGATTTTGATTACTTCCAAAAATTTGATCTCCCCTTGGTGGTTGTAAAAGAAATTGATCAATGGTAACATAATCTTGTCCACGAATCTCTCCATAAGTATTGTCAAATGGATACACTCCACTTTTAATATCATCTCCTCTTCCCTTAGAAAGATCATTGATTAAGTTTTCTCTTTGTGCATCTGATAATGTTACATTCTGAAAAAGATTTGATACAAAGTCTTTAACTTTATCACCTACATCAGTAATTGTAGCATTAGCAGAATCATTATTAGGTTGTTCTGCTTGACCAGGAACGACAGGTACTGTGGTTGCTCCTGGAGTTACCCCTGGAGTTGTACTGACTAAAGCATTACCCCCATTTGATGTTGATAATTTATTTGCCGCAGTGAATACACTACTTATTACTTGATTTTGGGTGGCACTTTGTCCATCTATGGTTATGGTTGCTATCGCATCCTTTGCATCTTGCTCAGTAGTTACAACTACATTGCCATTTCCATTTTTACCTTTACCACCAAACGTGGGAGTTCCATCTGCACTGGTTGTATATAATACCTGTGGTGTCCTTACCCCATTAATTGTACTAGTAACTATTGCAGCAGTTGTTCCATCTGCGGGATCAACACGCACCTCAACATATCTAGTTGGATTGATGCCAGCAATGGGAGGGTCTACCACGACAACTCTTTCTCCAGTTGCCTCACCAGTAGTGGTTATTTTTGTGTTACTATTTGCGGGAATGGTTACATCTGTGTTTACTGGCATTTAAATACTATCCCATGCGGTTTCAGGTTGAACAAATATTCCTGTTTTGTCTACAAAATTTTCAGTCACTAATTCTGCGACATCATTCCACTCATTTCCATCAACTGGAACAGAATATAAATCACCCATGTTACTAGGAAGGTAACTGTGTATAAGTTTGGAATAACCTATAGAAAAGTCTACTTGTTTCTTATTTATCAAGGAAGCAGCAAGTTGCCCTCGAAGTGCAGGATTTAAGTAGTGTAAGTTAGCACCGAGAATTCTACTTTCACTAATATCAACAATGTAAGCAAGAGGTCTCCTATCATAAAAGGGATACCTATCAGGGCGTGATGCATTATAACTGAAGAAACAAAGAGCACCTATTGTGGGTGTTGTATTATATGCCTGTAGTTCTGTAAATAATTCATTGGCATACCAGTTAGGGTCTTTACCTTGACCCGCTCGGTCCATGATTCTTCTACCAATAGTTTTAGACGCTTCTTCTCTTGCATCTATTTGTGCTTTTACTTCTTCGTAAGAAGGACCGCCTGCGCGTCTTCGTTTAGCACGTCGTCTTACCATTACTTGATTCCTAGATCGTCTTCTGTCATAATCTTAAATTCAAACTTGCGGTCAGCACAGAACTCCCGTGCTGCTTTCCATTTTGCTTGATTGACTGACCAGGTTACAATAGAGTTTTGCCACGCCTTGGTCTTTCTTTTTGGATTCATATTTGGTTGTGCTACCTGCTTCTTAGGTTTGATTTCAACCACCATAGTCCTCAAGCGACCAGTTTTATCTGTGTACTTGATAAAGAAGTCAGGGAAGTAACGATGAACTCTTTTATCTACAGGTGAGATGTATGGTATCCAAAACTCTTCCGATTGCCATTCCTTCACTGCCTCATTTAGATCACAGTAGTTCATAAATTTGCGTTCCCAAAGAGAACGATATATTATATTATTTGAATTCCCATTGTACTTTTTAGGATACGACGGGAGATACCTTCCACTATACGGCATACATAGTATATAAGTAGTTTCAAAGTATTTAGATGGCAACATATTCGCCGGAGATGCTATACAAGAAGATAAATGATGTCCAAGAGACTTTTGGTGGTTTATCCCAAACGTCTCAATTTATGGTCACATTAAACCTTGGACGTTCCTCTATCCGACAGAGTGGTATTGGTCCATTAAACAGATACCTTACTAGATGTGGATTGTTTAAAGAAACTAAATCTACAGAGGAAACATATGACTTCTTATGTTCTGATGCATCTTTGCCTGGATCATCTTTTGATATGGCAGAGGAGTCTGGTAGTCGTCAGGGAATCATTGAGAGATTTCCAATGCGTAGAATCTATGCAAACTTTGATTTGACTTTCTATGTGGATAAAGAGTATAATACTATTCGCATCTTTGAGGAGTGGTTGAACTGGATTGATCCACTCAGTAGAGGTAGTGCAACATATGATGGTGATGAGGATGGACAAGAAGGATTTGATGAGAGTAATAGTTTCTTTCGGTTGAGATATCCTAATCAGTATAAAACTAAAGTTTCAATTGTTAAATTTGAAAGAGGATTCTGGAGGAATCCAAACAAAGATAATAAAGAAAAGAAATTACTTGAACAACCTATTTTGAAATATGATTTCATTGATGCTTTCCCAATGAATATTGCTGCGATACCTTTTTCATATGACGGAAGTTCTCTTACACAAGTTACTGTGAACTTCAGTTATTCTAGATATACAGTTTCAAAACAAAACCCCGAAAGGAAAAAAGAAAACTTTAAGAAGAAAGTAAGCGGATTGAGTAAATCAAACTCAGTATCATCCTTAAATAATGCAACACCTCCTGGACCTCTAGTTGGATATATTAATGGTGTGCCATATTATGGTGCCTATCATGAGCATGTATTAGATAACGGAAATGTTGTGAGAATGGTTGGTGCTCAACACGTTCCATATCCACATGATGTAATATACACCACTGCTGCTGAAAGTATAGCAGCAGTAGCAGGTCAACAGCAACAGCAGCAGCAAGCAAGTCAGGCTCAGCAGCAAGCAAGTCAACAGCAGGAGCAAGCGCAACAACAGCAGCAACAGCAAGAATCTGAACAACAGCAACAGCAAAACAATCAACCAGCACAGCAACAGCAGCAAGATACAACAGCACCAAATACACCGGATAATTTATCAGCAACTAGTGGTGCCGCTGACAGCACTCCAACATTCACAGGTAGTGCAGAGGCAAATAGCACAATTAAATTGTTTGTTGGTTCTACAGAAGTCGGTACTGCGACTGCAAACTCAGGAGGAACATTTGTGGTTACAGTCTCCAATGCACTGGATAATGGAACATATAACTTCACTATGACTTCAACTGATGCTGCAGGTAATACATCAAGTGAAGGTTCTATCGTTCATACGATTAACGTTACCAGTGGCGGTGGTGGTTCTTCTTCAGGTGGTGGAGGATCTTCAGGTGGTGGCGGAGGTTACTACGGAGGTTACTAAAACCTTTCTATATACAATACTGAGTAAAATATTATGCCTTTACCAAAAATTTCTACCCCGACTTATGAGTTGGTATTACCATCAACAGGAAAGAAAATCAAATACCGTCCTTTCCTTGTTAGAGAAGAAAAGATTCTCATTCTTGCACTAGAGAGTGAGGATGAAAAACAAATTGCAAATGCAATTAAAAATACATTGAAAGAATGTATTCAAACTAGGGGCGTCAAGGTTGAGAACCTTCCCACTTTTGATATTGAATATCTGTTCTTAAATATCAGAGGTAAGTCTGTAGGTGAATCAGTTGATTTGATTGTCACTTGCCCTGATGATGGTGAGACAACAGTTCCTGTTAAAGTTTATATTGATGAGATTGAAGTTGTAAAGGACAAAGAACATACACCAGACATTGACTTAGATGGTAATTTAACACTTCGTATGAAGTATCCATCGTTAAGTCAGTTTGTATCTAGCAATTTTAGTTTTGATAGTGCTGATGAAGATCTAGATAAATCGTTTGAAATTATTGCTTCTTGTATTGATGTTATCTTTAATGAGGATGATGCGTGGTCTACATCCGATTGCACAAAGAAAGAAGTGCTTACATGGATGGAAGGATTAAATTCAAACCAATTCAAAGAGATTGAAAAGTTTTTCAATACTATGCCAAAACTTTCTCATACAATTAAAGTTACCAATCCAAATACAAAAGTTGAAAATGAAGTTGTACTAGAAGGGTTACAAAGTTTTTTCGGTTGATTATGGCACATATTGATCTTGAGACATATTATAAGGTCAATTTTTCTCTCATGCAGCATCATAAATATAGTTTAACAGAGATTGAAAACATGATGCCATGGGAGCGAGATATATATCTTGCATTATTGAATCAATATGTTGAAGAAGAGAATGCACGAATTCAACAACAAGGCATGTAAATGGCAGTAGCAGGCGCAAGAGCAAAAAGATTTCTTCAACCTGGCGGTGCAAATGCAATTTTTGCACGTAGGCGAGGAATGGTTGCGCCTGCTCCTTTAAAGGAAACTAGACAAGCGGGACAACCTGACCCTCGTTCCGGAAAAGCATCTGGTGATCAATACTCAGGTTTTTTTAGTAATAGAAAAAATGTTAATGCGATAAGGTCAGCACTATCAAACCTTAGAAATGTTTTAGCAGAAGGTTTCATTGCTGCTAAAGCTTTAAGAGCGACAGTTGGAAATATTATGGGGCAACTCAAGGGCACTAACGCCGGAGGTGGAGGTGGTGGATTCCTTGGTGGCATTATTGGGTCGATAGGAAAATTTGGACTTATTGCAGCAGTTGTAATTGGTGTTGTAAAAATATTTGGTCCTAAGATAAAAGAAATAATTGGTGGCGCATTCGGTGGTTTTAAGGGAAGTATAAAAAATATATTTGGAGTTGTTAAAGAAAAACTAGAAAAATTAGATCAAAAGGTCGCAGCAGTTTATGAAAAATTTAAAAATTATATTAATGTAACCATAGTTCAAACAATTACGAATCTTAATAAGGCTATTAAAGATGTTAATAATGTAATACTCACTGTCAAACCAATCGCGGCAATCATGTCCAAGATTGGGGCATTTGGAATTAGTCAGTTGGGTTCTGCACTTAGTGGTCTTCCAACATTAGAACCAATACCTGCACCACCGAAGTTACCAGAGTATAAAGATCTTCTTGGTGACAAGGGACTAAATTTCTTGAGTGGTGTAACCTTGGGAGGTATAAAAACTAAAGTAACTTCTTCTCTTTCCAGTGCAGGAGATTTCCTTGGTGGTTTATATACTGATATGACAGGTTTCGTTGGTGACCTTCTCAATAACTTATTTGCTTCTTTTGGATTTACAGAGGGAATAAATGATGTAACTACTTTCCTTGGACTTGGTGCTCCCTTTGGTGCAGCAAGAGAATTGAATAATCCATTAGCAGCACTTGGAATTAGTGGAACGGGACTTGGTGCTGCTCTCAGTGGAGGACTTAATTCATTAGGAAATATGTTAGGTAGTCCTGCAGCGGCAGCAACAACTCCCCCCGCTAATGTCCCAGATGTATCTAATGATCCTGAGTTCATTAAAGAAGTACAAAAACTTGCCCAAGAGACTGGATCAAAAC